GTGGTGGTTATGGCTAGACAACGTAGCCCAGATAGAGATAAAGCATTCGAAATATATAAAGCAAGTAAAGGTGAGAAGCCATTAGTTGATATTGCAGCAGAGTTAAATCTCAAACCTTCGCAAATCAGAAAGTGGAAATCACAAGATAAATGGGATGAGCAAATGAATGGTAACGTTACTATTGCAAAAAGGAGCGTTACCAATGTTAAAAATCCCAAAACGAAAGAAAAATTAAAAGAGATTTTAGAGGATGAAGAGCTGACCGAAAAGGAACGGCTCTTTTGTTTGTATTATGTGAAATACTTCAATGGTACACAAGCTGCGTTAAAGGCTGGTTACTCCAAAGATGGTGCTCATGTACAAGCTAGCCGATTATTAAGACGTGAACGCGTTGCCTCTTATATAAAAGAACTTAAAGGTGAGTTAGTCGAGAATGTATTTGTAGAAGCGATGGATGTACTAAAAGAGTACATTAAGATTGCTTTTGCTGACATTACTAACTATGTGACCTTTGGGCAGAAGGAAGTTCCTGTAATGGGGATGTTCGGCCCTATGAAGGATGAAGCGGGTAATGAAATAACTCGTATTATCAATTATGTAGACTTGCATGAGGCTGATATGGTTGATGGTTCTATAATAACCGAAGTAAAGCTTGGAAAAGATGGTGTGTCAGTAAAACTTGCTGACAAGATGAAAGCACTGGACAAACTATCACAGTACTTTGATTTGGTACCTGACAATTTCAAACGGAAAATCGAAGAAGAACGCCACAAAATACAGATGGAAGTGCAAAAAGCTCAAATTGATAAAATTAAAGCAGATACTTCTCGCATTAAAGGTGATGAAGGTGAAGAGTATGAAGATGATGGATTTATCGATGCATTAGAAGGTAAAACAGCAGAGGTGTGGGAAGATGAAACTTAAACCTGCTCCTTTTAAATTCAGACCATTCTCTAAGAAACAATTACAAGTACTTACTTGGTGGAGAAAAGATTCACCTGTGAAGGAGCATGACGGCATTATATGCGATGGTTCTATTCGTGCTGGCAAAACTGTATCGATGGCTCTTTCTTATGTTATGTGGGGAACAGAAACATTTAATGGAGAGAATTTAGGTATGGCAGGTAAAACAATTGGATCCCTGCGACGTAACGTAATTACTCCATTAAAGAAAATGTTGAAATCGCGTAAATATAAAGTGAAGGACCATCTATCAGATAATATGCTTACTATTAGCAAAGATGGCCACACAAATCATTTCTATATATTCGGTGGTAAGGACGAATCATCACAAGAACTTATCCAAGGTATTACATTAGCTGGTATGTTTTTTGATGAAGTTGCTCTTATGCCACAGAGCTTTGTAAACCAGGCAACAGGACGATGTTCTATCGAAGGCTCAAAGTATTGGTTTAACTGTAACCCTGCCGGTCCGTATCATTGGTTCAAACTCGAATGGATAGATAATAAGGAAGACAAGAACCTGCTACATATTCATTTTACAATGGACGATAATCTTTCTTTATCTGAAAAAGTGAAGCAAAGATACTATCGCATGTATAGCGGAGTTTTCTTCCAACGATTCATTTTAGGACTGTGGGTGCTTGCAGAAGGCATTGTATATGACATGTTTAATAAAGAAAAACATGTTGTAAAAACAAAAGAAAGAGAATACGAGAAGTATTATGTATCTTGTGACTATGGTACACAAAACCCTATGACATATGGATTATGGGGCTTATGTGATGGTATATGGTACAAAACAAAAGAATATCATTATGACGGTCGTAAGAACTCGCAACAAAAAACTGATGATGAGTATCTGGATGATCTAAAAGAATTTGTCGGAGAAATTTCTATTCGTGGGATTATAGTTGACCCTTCAGCGGCTTCATTTATCGCTTTATTAAAGAAGAATCGTTTCAAAGTTATTAAAGCTAAGAATGAAGTTATAGATGGTATACGTAATGTAGCGAGACTACTGAATGAAGAGAAAATAAAATACAACGACTGCTGTAAAGAAACATTTCGTGAATACGCTTCTTATACTTGGGATGAAAAAGCTACAGCTCGTGGTGAAGATAAACCGAATAAAGAAAATGACCACCAGATGGATGGTGATCGTTATTTTGTAAATACAGTCGTGGTAACTAATAACAAAGCGAAAGCTGTTAAGTCAATCTATTAAGGAGGTGAGACGATGTTTGAACACTACATTCCGTTACTGGATGAAGAAAATGGTGAACCCACACCTAAGCTACTCAAAAAGATTATTGATGAGTTTGAACCACTAAAACAACGCATGATAAATAGGTATGAGCGTTACAAAGCAAGTGAGAAAGGCGTACCTATATTCACACGTGAGTTTAAAGGTGATGGGAATAAGGACAAGGTTAACAACAAGCTAAACAATGATTTCTTTTCTGAAATTATTGATACAAAAATAGGATATATGTTCGGATTGCCTATTTCATACAGTCTAGATCATGAAGACGAGGAAGTATTGAAGCGTATCCAAGACTTTTTAAAATCGAATCATACCGAAGATGCTGACGCGGAAACAGGAAAGTTTGCTTCTATTTGCGGTTATGGAGCGAGACTGCTTTACCATGACAAAGAAGGAATTGAAAAGGTTATGAATATCAAACCTTATGAAGCAATATTTCTTACTAATTCAAGCATTGCAGAGCCTAAATACGCTATCCGCTGCTATCCAATCAAAGTAATCGATGGTGATGATTTCAAAGACGGATACAAAGTGGAATTTTACAATGATACGCAAATCATTGAGTACACTGGTGAAGATTTAGATAAGTTGAAAGAAACAAATCGAATTACTAATTTATACAAAGGTGTACCACTTATCGGATTTCCTAACAATGAAGAATTGCAGGGGGATGTCGATAAAGCTATTTCTCTTATTGAGGGATATGATAGGGCTATCTCTGATGTAAATAGTGAGATTGAGCAGTTCCGTTTGGCTTATATGATTTTCAAAGGTGTGGATATAGATGATGATACCATTGAGAAATTAAAACAAACTGGAGCTCTGGATGTAGGCGAGAATGGCGAGGCTAATTTTTTAACTAAGGACCTTAATGACAACATTTTAGAACATCATCTAGACAGGTTAGAAAAGAATATATGCCGATTCACGAAGCATGTGAACCTTTCTGATGAATCGTTTGGTGGTAACCTTACTGGTGTTGCTATTCGTTATAAGTTGCTATCGTTAGAAACAAAATCCGGTACATTAGAAATGAAATTCACTAAGTCATTGCGACAACAATTTAAGTTACTATTCGACGCTTGGAATTTACGCTCAAATAAAGAAGAATTAGATTACCTTTGCATGACGTTCCAATTTACACGTAACCTTCCAGCAAACTTATCTGATGAAGCTGATGTTCAGTCTAAATTACAGGGTTTAATAAGCGAAGAAACACGATTATCTATGTTATCTGTTATTCCTGATCCAAAGGCAGAATTACAAAAGATGAAGGAAGAAGAGGTTGATTCTATCGATTTAGACACTGTACATAAAGGCGGTGAAAACGATGGAATGGGACAAGAAGCAGAAACACCTCCAAAAGATAGAGGACGAGCTGGAAAAGGCGATTCTCTACCTGTATAAAGATGCTTTGGAAGAAGTCAGAGGAATACTGGCTTTTTATTATGCTAAATATGCGATAAATGAGCAGTTAAGTATGCAGGAAATGCGTCGATTTAATCGATACAAGAACCTGCAAAGTGAACTACAGCAAGTTATTAATGAAATAACTTATGAGAAAAAGAAAACTCTCAATGAAACACTCTCCACTCAATATGGGGAGTCTTTTTATTATACGAGTTATCTTATCGAAAAAGAGGTTGGTGTATCCCTTTCATATGGGCTGATTGACCCGAACGTCATTAAGCGAGCGGTACAAATGCCTATCGATAAAATGACACTCAATCAAAGGTTAAGTACTCATCGAGCACAGATAATTAGCCGAATACGTAAAGAACTATCCATCGGCCTTAGAAAAGGTGAAGGGTATGCGGTAATGGCTAATCGTATTAAGCCTATTCTTGATGGGGATGCGAAGAAAGCACAAATGGTTGCATGGACAGAAAGTGCTAGAGTACAAAACTTAGGTACTTATGACAGTGCCTCGCAAGCTTTTGACGAAGGTGTATCAATGGAGAAGATTTGGATTTCTACATTAGATAAACGTACACGTCCTACTCACCAAGCAGCAGACCATCAAAAAGTACCGTTTAAAGGATTATTTAAAGTTGGTGGTTATAGTTGTGAATATCCACACGATAGTAATTTACCTGCTAAAGAGGTTGTACGCTGCCGCTGTACTTTCATTACGGAAGTAGCGGATGTTAGTCCATTTATTGAGAGAAGGGCTAGAAACCCGACAACAGGTAGGAATGAAGTTATTACAGCAGTTAGTTATGAAGAATGGAAGGACGGTCTAGAATAATGAATTTTGGAAAAGCACTCGAATTAATGAAAAGTGGCAATAAGTTGTCACGTAAAGGTTGGAACGGTAAGAATATGTTTGCTGTTTATCAAAAAGGATATCCTGATGGAATTCCTTGTAATAAACAAACGGCAGAAGCTTGGGGATTAAATGAAGGTGATTTATTTAAGGTACGACCTTACTTGCAATTACGTTGTGCTGATGGCACTCATGCGATGTGGGTTCCAAGTGTATCTGATATTTTAGCTGAAGATTGGATGATTGTTGAATAATACAAATAAAAACACTTGAGGGCTTATAGATTATGAACTTAATAGGGCGTATTCATAGGAACTCAAAGGAGGAAAAATGATGAATATTTTACAAAAACATAAGCAGTTACAGTTTTTTAAAGAAAAGGAAGTAACGAAATTACCATTACGTTTATCAAATCTGCAATTCTTTTCTGATCCAACACCACCTGCAGATGATACGCCACCAGATGACCAAACACCACCTGTTGATGACACAAAAGAACCACAGTTAGATGAAGCGACAAAAGCGTTTATCGAGAAAATGGTTCAATCAGCAGAAGACAAAGTGCGTACCAAGTATACGAAAGAATTGAACGCTACTAAAAAAGAGTTAGAAAGCTTCCGTACTGCTTCTATGACCGCTCAAGAAAAAGCGGAATACGAAATGAAACAACTCCAAGAGCAAAATGATGAACGAGAAAAGGTATTACACCAAAAAGAAATGCAGTGGGCTGCAACTGAGGCGTTATCAGAAGTAGGATTAGACCTCAAATTTGTGGACTTTGTTATCGGTGCTGATGCAGATGACACAAAAAGTCGTGTGGCGAAGCTTAATGAGTTATTCAATACTTCATTAGAAGCTAAAGTAGCAGAGAAGTTTAAAGCAGCAGGGCGCGAAGTCTATGCCGGTTCTGGTAGTGGCGCTGTGTTTACTCGTCAACAAGTAGCAACAATGAACCAGTCTGAAATTAACGAAAACTGGGATCAAATCCAAAAAGATATGAAAACATGGAAATAATGAGGAGGAATTAATATATGTCAGTAGCAACTTTTATTCCAACAATTTGGGAAGCGCGTTTAATGGCGAACTTCCACAAGCGTTCTATCGCTGATTTAATCACAACAAAACCAACAAAAATCGAAGGTAACAAAATTATCTTCAACCGCGTCGGGGCAGTAAATGTAAAAGATTATGAAGGAAAAGTAGAATGGGATGACACGAATCCTTCTAAAGTAGAACTTAATATGGATCAGAAAAAGTACTTTGCGTTCAAAGTAGATGATGTAGATGCAGTACAAGCAGCAGGTAATTTAATCGATCCGCATACACAAGAAGCTGGCGCGGTACTTCAGGAAACAGTTGATACCTTTATTTTAGGTAAGTATGCAGAAGCTCTTAAGGAACACTTAATCGGTAGCGATAAATCTCCAATTGAATTAACACCAAAAAACGCTTACGACTATATCGTTGACTTAAATACAATTTTAAACATTAAAAAAGTACCTAAAACTGAACGCTTCACAATTATTAACTCTCAAGTTCTTGGATTGTTATCTAAGGATGACCGTTTTACTAAACAACCTGTCGTGTTAGAAAATGGTATTGTTGAAGGTCAAATTATCAACGGTTCACAAATCGTTGTGTCTGAAGAAGTTCATGGATCTGGTGGTAAATATAAAATTCTTGGACTTCATAAATCCGCTATTGGGTATGGTAAACAATTAGATGAAACAGAAGCAATGCGTCTACAAGGTGCATTTGCTGATGGTATTCGTGGCCTTATGGTTTATGGTGGAGATATTCTTCGTCAAGAATCACTAGCAGTGCTTACGGCTACAATCGTACCAACTACACCAACTGCACCACCAGCAGGATGAGGGGCTTAATAAGCCTTTCATCTTTTTCATTTACACAAGTAGGTGATTAGATGGATATGAAAATAGAAATTTTAAAGCGTGTACAAATAAAGCTGCCTAATGAAAAACCTGAAAATCTATTAGTGGATATTGAAGATACAATGCTTGTGGTTGCTGAGTATACGAATAGAAAAATACCTGAGTTTCCTCCTGCTTATCCTGGTATTATTTCCAAAATGGTGATTCATCAGTATAAGGAACAGGAGAGAGAAGGGAAGAAAAGTGAATCATTAGGTAACTACTCTGTTACTTATGATGATATTGGAGATTATCCTGCTAGTATTACGAAAGGGCTGAAAGTGAGGCTACGTGTCTTATGATTCAATCGATGATTCGTAAGTTTGGTAAAGATGCTTCAGTACTTCGTAATGATGGTTCTGATGATGGACCATATCCTACAGAAGAATGGAGAGTAATAAACACTGTAAAAGGTGTACTAGATGCCATTCAAGGGACAAAGGATGCACGTAATAAGAAAGTAGAAGAGGAAAGTACACATTTCTTTTACTGTTTTCCATTTGACGTAACTATTCAAGATAGATTAGTTATTGATAATAAAGTATACAGCGTTACTTATCCCGGTGATCCAATGAATGCAGGTAGATTTTTTCAAATAGAATTGGAGATGTTGCCATATGAGCATGAAATTCCAATCAAATAGAGCTGCTGTTATGGCAAGGCATTTAGCTGCAAAGAAAGCGGCTCATACTGCTGTTGGTCAATTTGTTAGTTCTAAAGCCAAACTATTAGCTGCTGTAGATACTGGAAATTTAAGAAGCAGTATTAGTTCTAAAGCGGAACTAGAAAAGGTTGTTATTGGTACATCCGCTGACTATGGCATATACGTCGAGAAGGGCACAGGAGTCTATGCGGTTGATGGTGACGGGAGGAAAACTCCATGGATGTACCGTGACCCAAAAACGGGGAAAATGGTTAAAACGCAAGGGCAACATGCTCAACCATTCCTTAGACCTGCAGCGGAGAATAATAAACCGATGATTACGCAAGCTGCAACACGAACCTATTCGTCATTAATGAGGTAGATACCATGAATGACTTTATAAATACATTACACAGTGAATTGAAAAAGATTCATAAAGACACGTACTATGAAATCGCGAAAACAACGGCTGAAATGCCTTATCTGGTGTATACAGTTAACGATGATAAAGAACCATGGGGACGGAAGAATATCATGCTTACAATTGATATTTACGGTACTTCTGCTCATCTTAGTAAAATAGATGAACTGATTATGAAACTAGAAAACAATCTTCATAGAAAAAGATTAAGCAGCGCTGAATTTGGTGCTGCTATTTCTTATCTTTCAAGTCAGAAAGTACCTGATCCAGACCCGAATATTAGACGCAAAGAAGTGCGATTCATTTTACGAACTTATTTTAAACAATAGAAAGGGTTGATTATATGGCAGCTCCACAACCAAAACCAGAGAATGTCCTATTCGGAGATTGGGGTGCATTTTTCTTTAATTATGGAGAAAAAGACGAACTTCCTGTAGGCGCTACACAAGGCGGTGGCTCATTTAAATACGAACCAGAGTTTAAAGAGATTGAATATGATGGTTCTCCAGGTGACACTATGGGGATGAAACGTATTACAAAATCAAAAACTCAAATTAGTTTTAAGACACTTGAATTTTTGGATAAAGAAAAAATCAAAAATTTTATTGCGGGTTTAAAAGTATCAGAAGAGACTGTTACAAAAGACGGGAAAACAATTAAGTACGACGTGATTGAAGCTACAGAACGTCTAACAAAAGATAGCTATCTTAAAAACGTAGCATGGGTTGGCGAAACTTTAGGTGGAGATATCGTTGAAATTATCGTATATAACGCATTATCTGACGGTTCATTAGAGCTAGGATTTGAAAACGAAAGTGAAGTTGTTCCAGAAGTGACATTCACAGGACATCGTGATCCAGAAAACATTCGAAAAGTACCATGGAAAAAACGTATTTTAACAGCAACAGAAGCAGCTGAATTAATACCAGCAGGTTAAAGAGTAGGGAAAATCCCTGCTCTTTTTATTTTAAGGAGGAATAAATGTGACTATTGCAATTCAAGAAAAAGAATACAAAGTGAGACAAATTCATGGCGGAGATTTATTTTCTGTAGTTCGTATTTTGAAGAAATCGAAATTTAAGGTTGATATTAACTTACTTAAAGATTTAATGACGGGCGTACGAAATAAAGAAGGCGCAACACAAGCTGATGTATTAGCTGCACAAGAGACTTTTGGGTACGACATTATCATGAAGTTTATTTTCGGATTAGAAGAAGCGGAACAAGAATTCTTTGAATTTGTAGCTGGACTTTTAGTTCATGAAGATGAAAATGATAAAAAAACATCTCCAGATTGGGAAACAATACGAACTTTAAATTTAGAAGAGTTAGTTAAGTTGTTTACTGCAATTAAAGATTCAGAAGTTGGATTGGTTAAGCTTTTTTCCAATGCGGTGAACTTGATGAAATAGACTTCATCGATACGTTAGCTTCTCGCTATCCAAATATGGAGTACATAAAGAGTTTGGATGCAGAAATAGTTATTAATTTGTATCTCACCGCAAAGAAAAAAGAGATGGACCGCATGTTATGGGAAGAATGGTGCGCCTTACAACCGTACTGTAATGAAACATTCCCTCAATTTAAACATAAGCGCGAAAATCCAACGCAAGAACAGGTAAAACAATACAACGATTCAATCGAACAAACACCGAAACAGAAACTCACAAAAGAAGAAGTGTTTGCTCGTGTTGCAAAAATCCGCGGAAAGGCGGGTGAATAAATGGAATTATTTAAGATGTTTGGGTCAATTTTCTTAAAGGATGATCAGTTACAAAGAGGATTGGCTAATGCAGAAAGAAGCGGGCAAAGGACCACAGGTATCTTAGGTCGTGGATTTGGTCAAGTTGGTGCTGCGGCAGCTGGTTTAGGTTCTTCTGTTGGTGGAGCTGCTATAGCTATGGGCGGATTAGTCGGCATCGCTGTCGGTGTCGGTGCCGCAGTTGCTGGTGTAGTTCATGTTGGTTCTGAGTACACAAAACAAATGTCAAAGGTAGAAGCTCTTTCGCGTTCGAACGGACTACAAATGGCTGAGCTTGGGGCTAACGCTCGTAAACTTGGTGCTGATACCAGATGGTCTGCTACCAACGTAGCCGAGGCCTATGAATATATGGCTCTCGCAGGTTGGGATTCTAACCAAATGATTGCAGCTAGTAAACCACTACTTGATTTAGCAACTGCTGGTGCATTAGACCTTGCAAAGGCTTCTGATATCGTAACAGATACAATGACACCATTCGGAATGAAGGCTTCTGAAGCAGGAAGAGCGGCCGATGTATTCGCGTTAGCCCAAGCGACTGCCAACTTAAATGTTGAACAACTCGGCGAGACCATGAAATACGCAGCTCCTGTAGCTGCTACATTCGGTTTAAACATCGAACAAACGGCAGCAATTGCTCAAATATTTGCAAATAACGGTATCAAAGCTTCTATGGCTGGTACTGCATTACGTGCCGGATTATCTCGTTTAGCTGCCCCGCCGAAAGAAGCAGCTAAATCATTATCAGCATTAAATGTAACTGTAAAGGATTCACAAGGTAATTTAAAACCAATGAATGAAATTATCGGTCAATTACACGATGGGTTCGGGAAGTTAACTGACGCTCAACAAATCGCTGCTGCAAAAGCAATCTTCGGTGAAGAAGCGTATGCAGGATGGATTCAAGTTATTAAAGGTGGTAAACCTGCCTTTGATGATATGGTAAATACCCTCGAAACTGCTGAAGGCTCTGCAAAGGTTATGGCTGAAACAATGGCAAATAACTTATCAGGTGCAGTTGATGGCGTTAAATCACAATTAGAAAATTTAGGACTTGTTGTTTTCTCGCATGTTGAACCAGCACTTGTTGCAATGACAAACGGAACAAATAGTGCTGTTAAATCTCTTACTGACTGGCTTGATCCATCTGGTAGAGCTGTTGAAGCAGCTAAGCTAATGCAACAAACTGATCAGCAGTTAGCTCAATCTAAAGCCATTCTTGATATGAATCTCAAAAAAGGGAAGATAACGCAAGAAGAGTATAATGAAAAACTTGCTTTATCTAAGAAGCACGCTGAAGATATGATGAATGCCGATGGTATGTTAGCTCAGAAAAAAGAAGAGTTAAAAATGAAGGTCGAGGAAGGGACCATGACTCAAGAAGAAGCCAATAAAATCCTCGACCAATCTGAAGTTGAATACCAGAAACTTCAACAGGGTATTGAGCAAACTCGCCAACGTCAAGAAGCGATGAATAAAGTATTCGAACCACTTCGTGATGCAATTGGAATCATCCAACAAGTTGGCGCTGCTATCGAGCAATTCTGGATTGCTGCAACTGGGGATAGGAATGCGCTAGTTGAAGGTTATGACATCCTTACTAAACTAGGGTTTTCAGCTAATGCAATTCAGTTTATACAAGAAACTACAGCGGCAGTGCAATATGGTGTAGAAACTATGAAAGCTCTCGTATCTGGTGATTGGGGAGCTGCTAGTAATTTATTGGATAAGTTAGGGTTTTCTCCAGAACAAAAAGTGGATATTATCATGTTCGTTCAGGATGTACATGCCCAATTAAGTAGTTTTATAGAAAATGTACAATCTCTAATCTCAGCTGCTGCTCCTGTAATTATGGGAATAATCGGGGCTACTTGGGATTTTATTAAAGGTGTATTCAATACAATAGCTCCTTACTTAATGCCTTTATTAACAGATGTGATGTCATTTGTGAACGGGATTATAGCAAAGATTGCGGCGTTTTGGAAAGAAAACGGGGATCAGATTGTCCAAGCTGTAAAAAATGCATTTGATCTTATAAAAGGCATTATTGAATTTGTAATGCCTGTTGTTCTATTCATTATTGAAGATGTATGGGGAAACATAAAAGGCGTTATAAATGGGGCCTTAGATATCATCTTAGGGACAATTAAACTATTTTCTTCCTTGCTGACTGGTGATTGGACCGGCGTATGGGATGCCATTAAACAGATTTTATCAGGAGCATGGGAATTCATTTGGAATTTCATTCAAATATGGGGTGTTGGAAAGGTACTTGGCATCATTGGCAAAATAGGCAGCAAAATGAAAGGGCTGTTTGGAGAAGCTTGGGATGGTGTAAAGAAGGTATTCTCTGACATGTTCGAGGGTATTTTTAAAAGCTCAGGAGACACCCTTACAGTGATAAAAGAAGTATTCGGAAAAGTGAAAGATGCAATCGCAACCCCATTTAAAAATGCTTGGGAAGGTGTTATGGAGTGGATTGATAAAATCAAAACAGGCGTTAAGAACATGTTTAGTGGTGTTCATATTCCTGTTCCGAAGATTAATATAAACGGATCATTAAACCCAGCGCGTTGGGCTGATGAAGGTTTGCCATCTTTCGACGTCAAATGGGCAGCGAATGGCGCTTTAATTAAACCGGGTAATCCGACATTGATTGGTGTTGGTGATGCAAGAGGATATGATGAAACAGTTTTACCGCTTCGCAAACAAACATTCGACGCGATTGCTAACGGAATAATGGGGTCTCTACCATTAACTCAACAAGCTGGAGCACAACAATATGCATCACAAGGTCCAACTATTTTGCAAGTTAATTTAAACGGCAGAGAAATAGCAAAGGAAATCTACTCAGATGTTAGTAAGTTTCAAGAAAGCGAGAAAGAAAGATTGAAAGTATTTTAGGTAGGTGATGATATGACTGGAATCAGTTTCTTTAGTTTTAACGGGAAAAGAAATTCAAATGTAATCCCATTGCAGGGTAAAAAACGCCCTGCATGGGCTCCTTTGGAACGTACATTCCTTGAAGTCCCTCACTATCCAGGTGGGCGTTTGATAAGAACACAAACAAAAATGAGAAAAATAATTATACCGGTTGCATTATTTTATGAATCTATGGAAGAGGCTGAAAAGTTAAAGGAAGAAATAGCTAATTGGCTTATTACAGATCAACCTCAAGAACTGATCTTTGATGATGAAAAAGATCGCACGTATTTGGCCCTTATTGATGAATCGTTTGACCCACAGCAATTAGTGAATTTAGGAGAAGGAGTCCTTACTTTTGTTTGTGAAATGCCATATAAGTTAGGACCTACTAAAACGGTAGAATTTGAAATGGATGGACGTGGGTTAATAGCAAATGTTCAAAATAAAGGTACTGTTCATTCTAATCCTATAATTGAGATTGAAATTACGAAACCGAACACTTTTTTAGATGTATGGTTTGGTGGGGTATCTTTAAGTGATCGAGATTATTTTCGTATTGGGATGCCGCTAAAAACTGTGGAAAAGCCTGTAGAAAGGAATCAAAGGCTTATATGGGATGAAATGGCCACTACGGTCGGATGGAGTAAAGTCAGCTCAATGGAAGATGGGGAACCGGTTGGTGAAATGAAATCAGATAAATATCAATTTTATTGTTCTGATTTTGGAACGGGAAAAGGATGGCACGGTGCAGCTGTTAAAAAAAGTATCCCTGGTGGCCCAGTAGAAGATTTTATCATGCAAGCTTACGTTACTTGTAAGAGCAAGAAAATCAATGAAATGGGACGAGTTGAGATAGCGATACTCGATGAAAACAGTAAAGTTCTTTCAAAAATTGCCATGAACGATCTCTATTGGCAAGCCGAACAAAATTTTGGAACGATGGTTATTGGATACGATAACAAACCAGGAAAAACAGGTTTAATTTATGAGAGTGGTGATTATCCAAATACATGGAATCAGTATTATGGTAGGTTGTGGATTGCTAGGACCGGAAATGTATGGGAGGCTTATATTTCAAAATTTCTTCCTGGAACAGAAAAAGATGATTCAGAACGCTTTGCGAGATGGACTGATAAAGACAATAAGCATATGGAAAAAGCAGCTCAAATACAGATTAGTATCATGCAGTGGCAGGATGTTCCACCAGTAGAAGCAATGACAGTTTCTGATTTAAAATTTTGGAAAGTGAATTTAAATAATCAAAATACACCTCCTTATATAGTAGATGTTGGTGATAAAGTTGTAATTGATACAGAAAATAGTCATGTAACAATTGAAGGGAAGAATGCGATTAATATTAAAGAGTTTTTCAGTAATTTTCCTGTCATTAATAAAGGGATTAATACATTAGAAATCATGCCTTCTGATATTGGCACAGCAAAGGTTACATATAGGGAGCGTTTTAGATGAGAACACCCAGCGGATTACTTCACGTTGTTGATTTTAAAACAGATCAAATTATATCAGCTATTCAACCAAAGGACTACTGGGCTGATAACCGTCATTGGGAAATCAAAAATAACATTGATACATTAGAATTCAAAACTTTTGACGGTACTCCACATGCAGTTACATTACAACAGCAGAACTTAGTTTTAAAGGAAGTGCGTGACGGTCGCATTATTCCATATGTTATCAATAATGAAGTAGAAAAAGACTCTGGTGATAGATCGCTCACTGTACATGCTTCTGGTGCCTGGGTTCAAATAGCCAAAGATGGGATTATTAAACCTCAACGCATAGAGAGTGAAACAGTTAATACGTTTATTGATATCGCTCTTACCGATTCGAAATGGCAACGTGGAATAACGGATTATTCATCCTTCCACACGATGACTATTGATGAATTCATCGATCCCCTCACTTTTTTAAAGAAAATTGCTGCTTTATTTGAGTTAGAAATCCAATATCGCGTCGAAGTAATGGGTTCCAAAATTACTGGATGGTACGTCGATATGATAAAGACACGAGGGAGAGAGACAGGGAAGGAAGTAACCCTGGGCAAAGACTTAGTGGGCGTTAGACGCATTGAACATTCCAGGGATATTTGCACAGCACTTGTCGGATTTGTACGAGGTGAAGGTGACAAACTTATCACAGTGGAAAGCATAAATAAAGAACTACCTTACATCGTCGATAATGACGCATTTCAGCGATGGAATGCGCATGGTAAACATAAATTTGGTTTCTACACTCCAGAAACAGAAGACCAAAATATGACACCACAACGATTAATGACTTTGATGAAGACTGAATTAAAGAAGCGTGTCAATACTTCAGTTTCTTATGAAGTAGAAGCACAATCGATTGGACGTATTTTCGGACTGGCACATGAACTAATTAACGAGGGCGATACAATCCGAATTAAAGATACGGGCTTCACACCTAAGTTATACCTTGAAGCACGTGTAATTGCCGGTGATGAATCTTTTACGGATCCTACACAAGATAAATATGTGTTTGGTGATTATCGTGAAATTACGGATCCGAACGAAGAGTTAAGAAAAATGTACAATAGGATTCGCGCTACTTTAGGAAATAAAGCAAATAAAGAATTGTTAGATAGATTAGAAGAACTTGTACAAGATACTGATAAAAAAGTAAATGAAGCACAGAAAGAGTCGAAAGCAGCGAAAGAGTTAGCAGAGAAAGTTCAAGAAAACTTGAAGAATAATACAGTAGAAATCATCGAGGCTGTGAATCCACCAACAACGAATCTTAAAATTGGTAAGACGATATGGCGAGATATTAGTAACGGTAAACCTGGTGTTTTAAAAGTGTGGAACGGTAAAGGTTGGGAAATCCTTATTCCTGATGTGGAATCAATTAAAAAAGATACACTGGAGCAGGTTAATAAGGATATTAAACTCGCAAAAGAAGAATTAAATAAGAAAGTGGAAGAAGCGCAAGAAGAAACCACTGGACAATTTAATCAAGTAACAGAAAGCCTTCAAAAAGTTACGAGAACTATTTCTGATGTACAAAGAGATCAAGGTGAAATTGATAAAAAAGTAACCAAGTTTGAACAGGATTCTGAGGGATTTAAAACTTCTATTGAAACATTAACGAAAAATGGTACTGATACTACAAGTAAAATCAACACCTTAGTAAATGATGTGGACGGAAATAAGAGAGTTATCTCTGAAGTTAAAGAAAGTGTAGCAAACTTTAATGACGATGTAAGAAATTTGTTAGTCGGTTCTAAATCCTATGATGGAGCTTTGACCATTGCGCAAGCAGACAATCGTTGGTGGCTTAAGTCAGCAGATAAAGTCAAAATTTCGAAGGATGTTTTTCAAGGAAATACAGTTGTAGAAACTCAATCATCATGGACCGCTTTAGCTTATAACTTCAAAGATTTAGTAGATCGAAAAGTTGTAAAAGTAGGAGATAAAGTAACCTATTCAATTTTTATTCGTGTAAAAGGTTTACCGGATGGTCAAGATTTACAACACACTTTCTATTTTGCGCCAGGTGCTACCGGAATCCGTCCAAATAAATCTACTAATCAATGGCAAAGAGTAAGCGTTTCGTTTACAGTGACAGCAAGTATGATGTCATCACCGGGAACGGATAACGAGAGTCATTTTCGTGTAGAGCCCGATGCAAATCCTCCTGCTGGTTGTTGGTATCAGCAGAGTTCACCACAATTGACTATAGGCAGTAAAGATTATTCGTGGCGACCTGCTCCTGAAGATATTGCAGATGGGAATGTTTTAACCAAGGTAACAACAGAGATCAAAGAAGCAGCAGGGAAGATTAGTGAAAAGTTAACAAAAGTAGAAACAAAGGTTAATAACGATAAATCTGGAGGACGTAATCTGTTATTAGATTCAAATACTAAATACGAAAAAATAGATTATCTAATCAATCCATATTCCCTAACTGAAAATTTTGTTGCAGGTGAGGAATATACTTTTGTAATTAAAGGAAGTGTCCCGCAGGGCCAACAATTTGGAATTTGGCAGAATGGTGGTACAAATCATGTTGGATATGCAACAAGTGCCTATGCTAACGGAATAACTTATGTAACTTTTAAAGCTGTTGCAACTACAAGTGGGAATGAACGGAGATTAAACTTATATAATTATCCAAATAATGCTACAAAGGCAATTGTAGAATGGGTTGCTTTATATAAAGGGAATAAGCCACAGGATTGGACACCAGCTCCAGAAAATCAAGTAACGAATAATGAATTCACTAAGAAAACAACAGAGATTGAAAAAAGTGTGGATGGTATTAAAGAAAGTATTAAAACGGTAGAAAAAACACAAACCTCTTTTGATGAACGTGTTAACACTGTGGAAAAGAATGCAGAAGGAACAACTGCAAGTGTTAAGAAATTACAGGAAACACAAACTGCGCAAGGAAAGACGATTAGTGAGGCTACAACAACAATAGGTCAACATTCTGAAGCATTAAAGTTAACAATGAAAAAGAAAGATGTTGAGGATTATGTTGGTGGATTGGGTTCTATAAATGATCTACGGAACGCTGCGTTCGTTCAGGGCTTCAAATACTGGTCACAAAATGGTAATAGTGCTGTTATTGACTCTTCTGTAACATACAGAGGTTATACAACGGCTAAATTACATGCGACTGGATTGAATGAAGATAAATGGTATAGCCTTCATCAAACGATAGACGTAACTGCTGGTGAAGACATTGTAGCTTCGGGTTACTTTATGTCCAATAACATAGGACAAGGTTTCGTGTTAGAAATTGAGTATCTAAATGCCCAAGGTATCCGAGTTTCACAATCATCAATTGGTATCGATGTAACTGCAAATTCTAATTGGATTAGAGCTGTTATTGCCGGAACAGTTCCAGTTGGAGCTGTTAAAGCGCGTTATAAACCATGGGTGAGAAGAAATGGGACCTTATGGATTGCGTTACCTATGTTACAGCGTGGTAAAATAGCTACTGAATTTTGGTTACATCCGAAAGATCAAACGGATGTTGACAAAATGCTGGAAGATATAGCTAATAGAGTAGCTACTGAAGATTACAATAAAAAAGTAACGGACATTGAGAGGGAAATAAAAGCTACAGCGGATGGCGTCGAAATAACATCGAAGAAACAAGAAAAGTTTATTAATGAGACTTACGCCGCTTATGTAAAAGAAACGGGTTCTAAACTTAAGGTTCTTGATGAAGGAATCCTTGCAGAAGTTAAAAAAGGGAATATCATTGCAGCTATTAACTTTTCATCGGAAAAATTAGAAATTGATGTTTCAAAGGTAGCCATTAATGCCGATACAATGGTGAAATGGCTAACAGCAAAAGGTATTGATACGAATCTGATTAGAATTAACGGTGATAAGATAACCATTGATAAAGATGGTGTAACTGTTAAAATGCTAGACTTTCTATTCCAAGACGAATGGGGAACAAAAACAACTGCAGTATCAAGAAGAAATCTAATAGCAGATCCCGATTTTTCTAGTGTTACAAAGAAAAACATTGGACATAACGATTATTATGGGTTTGAAGGTGGATACGGTCTTACTTGGAAGTCATGGGGAAATGTCGTAATAGAAAAGAATACACATATATTCGATTACGAGCAAATGGTGAATGCTGCAAGGGTAGATATGTATAACTACCCAGAAGCAATTGTGAATAATGGGATACATCCTGGTAACGAATATACAGTTTCTGCTCACTTTAGAACGTCTATGATAAATGGTGTACGTAAAACAGGAAAACCACGTTTACAAGTATGCTGCGTTAAATTCCGAGACAATGTAAGTTACGATATATGGAATGAACAAAAAATGGACTTTCCTGAACCGTCGACATTTTATGGAGAAATCAGAAGATACTCTTTCACTTTCAAAGTGCCGACCAACTATATTCCACAACAACACGCATTGATTATTAAAGTTTGTTCTGGAAATGCCGACATGAGACAAGGGACAGCGATTTGTGTAAGTGGTGTAACGCTATACAGTGGCAAATATGCATCTATGTATAATTGGGATCGTGCAGCAGCAGAAAGAGCAGATGGTATTCAGCCGTTTAACGCACTTGCTGTAGGTGGTGTGAATAACAATATAGCTCCAGCACCAGACGGACAAACGTTTGATATAAGTACTGAAAAAGAAGTGAAAATCTTTAGGAATATACGAGCAATGCAGGGAGTTAACTTGGGTGGCGGTGGATTCCAACAATGGGGTCATATTCGTTTTACAGACGGTAATATGGGATCGGGTTTTTATGCGAGTACTCCAAGCGGTTGGAAATTTAACGCACTTGGATAGAAAGGAGAAGTAAGAATGAATAAAAATCAAATGATGCCACTTCAAGCAGGTGAAAGTTTTCCTTTTATGGGGAGATTGGTGGATGCAGAGCGCACAGATACAGGGATTTTTGTTCAAATACCTGCTGATATGTTAAATAATGCAGGTCTTCTAAACGGTGTTAGCAGGGTTGAAGTATGGAGAGAGATGGATGGGACAGTAAAGTTTCGAATTGCTACGCTGTGTGAAATATGTAAACGCGGAGCACGTTTGTACCCACTAGATATGGGATTTGCGAAAAAGAACATTTGTTTAGAGTGTTATGCATCACTTACAGGAAATTATCCATCTCAAGAACCGCCAACACCAACTAATGAAAATAACACACAAACAGAGCAGGAGCAGCAATAGCTGGTCTTTTTTTATTGCTAAAAAAGGAGATGAAAAGATGGATCGTATTGATGTATTATTAAAAACCTTTATTGCCACTTTCGGTGGCTTTTGCGGGTATTTCTTGGGAGGATGGGATACAACATTGAAAATCTTAGTGACGATGGCAGTTATTGATTATTTAACTGGCATGATTGCAGCAGGATATAACGGAGAATTAAAAAGTAAAGTGGGTTTCAAAGGCATCGCCAAAAAGGTGGTGCTTTTTCTTTTGGTAGGAGCGGCAGCTCAACTAGATTCGGCACTAGGAAGCAATAGCGCTATTCGTGAAGCGACAATCTTTTTCTTTATTGGAAATGAGTTGCTTTCACTTTTAGAAAATGCAGGGCGTATGGGAATACCTTTGCCTTCAGCTTTAACAAATGCAGTCGAAATTTTAGGCGGTAAACAAAAACAAGAAGAGAAAAAGGGAGATGTTCAATAATGGAAATCAGAAAAATGTTAGTACCAGAAAGTCGTTATTCAGTTTTATGTCCAAATCCAATGAATCCAACGGAAATTACATTCCACAATACTTACAATGATGCTACAGCATTAAACGAACGTAATAATGTCGCTAACAATAGTACAGGTACTTCGTTCCATATCGCTGTAGATGACAAAGAAGCTATTCAATTAATTCCTTTTGATAGAAATGCCTGGCATGCAGGAGATGGGAATGGACAAGGTAACCGTCATAGTATCGGAGTAGAGATTTGTTATTCTATGTCAGGTGGGGAAAGGTATCGTAAAGCTGAATTAAATGCGATTCAAGTAATTCGTCAGTTAATGGATATGTTCAACATTCCAATTTCTAAAGTTAAAACACATCAAGAGAGAAATGGAAAGTATTGTCCTCATAGAATGATTAATGAAGGGCGTGTACAGTGGTTTAAACAACAGTTAGTTTCTGGTGCAACAATTCAAAATCCAGAAACACCACAAATTCCACAACCACCAATTACAAGTGGGACAGGCATCGTTTATATTACTGGTAAAAACGTGAACTTACGAAAAGGACCAGGTACTCAATATGATTCAATTAGAAAGCTAAATGCACCTGAAAATTATAAAGTATGGGGACGTTCTGGAGGATGGCTTAATTTAGGTGGCGATCAGTGGGTTTATGAAAACTCAGAATGGTTATATTTTGAAGCAGATGGACAATCATCCGAAACTTTAGTAGCAGACAAACGAGTTGTTTCTAAGGTAAATGGTCTCAGATTCTATTCTAGACCTTCTTGGACCGATTCTGATGTTGCTGGTACTGTAGATGTAGGTTTAGGGTTTACTATTATTGATAAAGTAGAGGTAAATGGTTCTCCACAATATAAAGTGAAAAACTCAAAAGGTAACATCTTCTACATTACAGCTAGTCCTACTTATGTAGAAATTAAATGAGAACGGTATTGACATTTTATATTTGGATATTGTACATTATAAATGTTGTTTTTTGATAGCGCACTGTTTGTTCTAATTTTTCTACTACATTGTTGCTTAGGTAATGTAGTGTTATCAAAAAAGAGTTCTCCAACATATATTTTTAAAAATCCCCTTCTATATTTAGAGGGGGATTTTTTTATTTTTATATAATTAAAATTTACTTTTAGATAATGCCTTTAATATCGGATTTATAATTCTGCTAATTAAACGAAATCCCCTGAATATAGATTGAACAACCTTCATAATAATCGTCCCCCTTAAATTAAATAAATCATACCAATTCAATACAATATTTGTAAACATTCATTTTAATTTATTGACAGAATAGAACGATTGTTCTATAATCCTGTTACAAACAAATGTTCTGGAAAGGGGCAATTCATGTGGCAATAATTGAAAATACAACTCAAGGAAAAGAGAAGGCATTAGAAGAAGCTCTGAAGAAAATTGTAAAAGAATTTGGCACAGGTGCTATTATGAAACTGGGCGAGCGCCCTGAACAAAAGATATCGGTTGTATCAAGTGGTTCTATAGGATTAGATATCGCATTAGGCGTTGGTGGATACCCGAAAGGTCGTATTACTGAAATATATGGCCCTGAGTCTTCAGGGAAGACAACACTAGCATTACACGCAATTGCAGAAGCGCAAAAAGAAGGTGGAACAGCGGCATTTATTGATGCAGAGCATGCACTTGATCCTATTTATGCACAGAAGTTAGGTGTGAATATTGATGAACTGCTCATGTCACAACCAGACACAGGAGAGCAAGCATTAGAGGTTGCAGAAGCTCTAGTTAGAAGTGGGGCTGTAGATATCATTGTAATAGATTCTGTAGCTGCTCTAGTCCCGAAAGCGGAAATTGATGGGGACATGGGAGATTCGCATATGGCCTTACAAGCTAGATTGATGGGACAAGCTCTAAGAAAACTTTCAGGAGCAGTGTCTAAAAATGGAGTAATAGCTATATTTTTGAATCAACTTAGAGAAAAAGTTGGCGTTTCTTTCGGGAGTCCCGAGACGACACCAGGTGGTAGAGCGTTAAAGTTCTATTCGACAATCCGACTAGATGTACGTCGAGGGGAGCAGTTGAAAGGAAAAGATAGTGAAGTTTTAGGGAATAAAACAAAAGTGAAAGTAGTAAAAAATAAAGTTGCTCCACCATTTAGGAATCTGGAATTTGATATTCTGTATGGGGAAGGAATCTCCTTAGAGGGAGAGCTTATTGATATTGGTGTAGAATTAGATATTGTTCAGAAAAGTGGGGCATGGTACTCGTATCAAGAAGAACGTCTTGGACAGGGTAGAGACAATGCCAAACAATTTCTGAAAGAGAATGAAAACATACGTAATTCTGTTCGAAATGAAATTTATGAATACTATTCTCCAAAAGAAGACTCTGTTGTTGTAAAAGCGGAGCTTATAAAAGAAAATGAGCCTAGCACTTTAAAAGAATCTGAATAAGGTTATATAAAGAGAATCTTAAAATAAAATTGATGTTATGTATATTTAAAAAGTTGGAACACCTAGTCATTAAAAACTGGGTGTTTTTTATATGCTCATAAATTCATTGTCAAAATAGAGCTTGTCCATTAAGTTATTTACAATCCCATTGAAATAAGCGAATTATACTTCCTCCACACTTAATATAATCCCATTTCGTCAGCTTCTTCTTTAGATATTTTATAATATACACCTGGAGTAAAAGGGTTGTCTATTGTCTTTGTGGAAGGTATTTTTGAGCCATCAACCTCTAGCCAATTATAAAATATTCCATCATTAGTGCATGCACTAGGCTTACGATTTGCAAGATTATGTATCTTTTTAAAGCTATCAATGTAGTTATAGACCATGCTTTTAAATGTGTTTGTAAAGTATCCGATTGGGTTTTTCATAAGCTCTCCATTGTGTTCAACTTCATGAGTTTTAGAGAATAAAGCAACAGATGCATTCGCAAGGATATTGTTAAATACATCCTTGTCAGATAACAAACTAAACTTCTTAGCGGCTTTTTTAGCGATATTTAAAGCATTGCTAAAGGATTCGTTAATAACATTTGAATCAAATGCAGTTGCTAATTTCATTCGCATAGATTGTGGAACTCGATAATCGATAAAATCATTATCATTGACATTAGATTGAGACTCGTTGCTATTACGTATATTTATATCTTTAATCTTTTGTTTTAAAGAAATAGTAGTTGTTTTATTGGTGTGACAAAAATCATCATTTTTAGCAGGTTCAGGTGTGACAATCTGTTCCTCCACAATGATTGGTTGAATAACAATAGCGTTACTTGTTTGTCTCATATCGCTATTACGCTTCATTTCTAGCTGTTTAATAATGCCTAGAGACTCTAAGCGTAGGCATACTCTAATAACCGTTCTCCGGCTAATCTCAAGAGCCTCAGCAATCTTCTTTTTGGTTTTAAAAGATACACCGAAGAATTTAGCAGAATGGTTGTGTAGGTGATTTAATACCGCTAATTGATTTTTATTTAACTGATCCGCAAATTTTTCTTTATATGTACGAACAGTATCGTTTAATTCTTTAATAGTTTTAAATGTTGATAGGTTTTCATATGTTTCATTTCCAGCAATAATTGTAATTCCTTTTTTCTTTTCCATAACGGTTTGTCTCCTTCTCGGAAACAAAAAAGCAACGTCACCAATAATTTGGTAAACGTTGCTTAATAGACCCTGCATGATGTACAATAATTCATGAGAGTATAGCAAGTGTTTACCTGGCGCAATCAGGTGGACGGTATATAGAGTGTTGATCGCACTGTATATACACGCTGTGCTCTTTTGTTTATATGTTGTGTGGTACTCATATGGTACTTGTTTATTTTTATTTGAGTGTTTTAGATGGAAATAAGCGTTTTATACGTTTTAAAAGTGTTTATTTATCAGTGTGTGTTCTTATGTGATACTTTTTGTAAGTTGAGTGGGAATAAATGAATAAATAGCTGTGAACGTTGAAGTACCAAGCTTTTAAACGATATTTTTAGAAGTGTGGTACTCATATGGAACTTTTTTGTTCCATTAAGTTATTTAGCTTCTTTGCGACAGCATCATGCTTGTTTGGATACAGATGTGAATAAACTTGCAGTGTCGTCTCGATTTTTTCATGGCCTAATCTTTCTGATATCAATAATGGGCTATATCCTAATTCGATTAGAAGAGATGCGTGTGAATGTCTAAGGTCGTGCACACGTATCTTTTTTATATTCGCTTTTTTTATTCCTCTTCTTAATTCATATAAAACATAGTACTTAGAACAATCAAATAAAAAATCATTATGTTTAGGTTTGTATAATTTGTTTTTATATTTTACAATCAATGCACTTAGTGCCAAAGGGATATGAATAATTCTTTTGCTTTTTGGTGTTTTGGGAGGATTTATGACAGTTTCGCCATTCACCTTTTGAAGTGATTTTGTAATGGATATTGTGTTGCTTAATAAGTCTATGTCTTTCCATTGCAACCCTAATAACTCCCCGGAACGAATTCCTGTCCAAAAAAGTATAGAGAAGATAACTTTACTTTCTTCTTTTTCTAATTGTTCGTAGAATAAATTGAATTCCTCTAACGTCCAAAAATTCATAGAATCAGCTTGCTTTTTTCCTATAGAGCCGACTACTTTTGAAGGATTGGCAGATAATCCGTAAAATTTTACAGCGAAATTGAGTATCGCATTTAATTGGTTATTAATTGTTTTTAGATATGTTTGGCTAAACCCTTGAGAAATTAGGGTGTTTTGCCATTTACGTATATGCATAGGTTTGATCTCATTTATGGCTATTTTTGAAAAGAATGGTAGTATTCGTGAATTAATAATATATTTTTTATTTTCGAAAGTATTTGGTCTAATGCGATGAACTATATCTTCCATGTATAATTCAACTAGACTAGCGAAACTCATATCGCTACTTTCATTATGTTTTTTATGAAATTCTTTTTCCCAAGCGACAGCATCGTTCTTTTTTTTGAAACCACGTTTTTTTTTCTGCTTCTTGTTTCCCTCGTAGTCGCGGTAAACGATTTTTACATAGTACGTTCCTCTTTCTTTGTCTTTATAGATAGGCATCCTTTCACAACTCCTTCCAAATAAGTTCAAAAATTAAATGTTTTATATTTCATGAACCGTTTAGGAACTCCATAAACACTTGCAATTTGTTCTATGGTGTATCCAGAACGGAGATAATGATAAACTTCATCATCAGGCATCAATAATTCAACAGCAAAAGTATTTGCTTCTACTTCTAATTTATCTGTGGAAAAGAGTGTCTGCTTATTAAGAAAAGCGGTATCTTCTTCAGGGTGTCTAACAGCATGACCTAATTCATGAGCACAGACATAGAGTTGGTAAAATTCTTCTAGAGTGCAATTGATATGAATAAGTTGAACGCGTCGACAGTAATGATAATATCCGTAGATATGTTGCAGGTCTTCAAATATTAATTCGATGTTTCTTTCTTTAGCTATTTTAAATGGATTGTTTGTGCCGTGTTCTTTTACTAGATCTAGTGCGTGTTGTTTTATGTTATCCTTCAACCCAAAGTCCTCCTTAATTTCTATATTTCTTAGGAGTGAATTTTTTCTTAGCTATTTCTCGCGCTAAAAGCATCGAACGTTCAAGTGAATCTTTTAATACCATCTTTGTGGCTTCGTCAAGTGGTTCGCCATCGAAAGCGGCAAAACCATTTTTGTCATCACCCAATCCATCTAACATTTTTTCTAATTGTTTAGCAATGTCTTTTTTGTCTTTTTCAGTTATTTGATAATATTTCCGATCTGGTTGCTTTTTTTCGATAAGTTTATCTACATCGTACCCCATTAACCAAGCAGGGTTTATACCAAATTGTTTTGCTATAACTTCTATAGTAGTTAGTTTTGGTGCCATTTTACCACTACAATATCGGGATACGGTGGCTGCAGAAAGATTAATTCTTTGCGAAAGAGTATAAATTGTTTGGTTATTCTCAAGCATGATTTCTTTCAATCTGATAGGGAATATTTCTTTATTTAACAGTTGCTTTTGTTCCATTTTGTAACAACCCCCTTTTTCGATAAGTATAAACAAGTTTGTTACAAAACGCAACAACAATAGAGGTGAAATTGACAAAAATGTTACGAAACGTATTGACAGTTGTTTTTTTAAAGGGTATTCTAGGGGTGAGTTACGAAACGTAACAATAACTGCAATTTATAAGAAGAGAGAGGGGTGATTATATGAACAAAAGACGTAAATATCCAGAATTAAAAGCTTTAAAAGGAAAAATAAGAGAAGAAAATTCTAGTTATAGGAAATTGGCTGAGGCGTTAGAGATAAGTACAACTACCTTGAATGATAAGATTAACGGTTACTCTGTGTTTGATACAGAAGAAGTAAATAAAATTGTGAATGAATTAAAAATAGAACCGAATGAGGTAATCCGAATTTTTTTTCCTCGAATGTTGCGTTTCGTAACTGACGGTGTTGCTTAACGAGGTGTGGTTGATGGATGTCTATAGATGTGAACATGTCATGGATTTGTTTAGTGTGAAAGAGACGAAAGCGCGAGAAATTATTAAACAGCTTAACAATGAACTAAAAGAAAAAGGTTATATCACGGTAGCCGGACGAGTGCCAATAGAGTATTTTCACGAAAGAACAAAAATACCTAAAAATAATCATGAATTACGGTAAGCGGGTTAAGTGAAATTAATTTTGATGTTGTAGATACAGAGGAGGTGAGTTGAATGAAAAATGGTAAAAAGCCAACAAAAAAGGAAAAAATTCATATTGAGTCATACAATCTTAATCCTGATATTTGGTTAATCTTCAAAAAAGTAAGTAATGAATTACATTTAGTACATCGTTATACAAATACAACAAAAGTAATTCCAAGTGCATAAATAGGAGGAAATAGCATGGATCAATTAACAACAACAAACGAACTACATATTTTAGGAAAACAAAATATCGCAGGTTATCAGTTCACTGGAATTGAGGGAGGATTTGGTGAAGGTAAGAAAGCGATGTTAGTAAAAGAAATTGCTGGAATTCATGAGAAAGAAGTCAAACATATTAACCTACGGATTAATGAAAACCGTTCCCGATTTAAAGACGGTATTGATATCGTTGATTTAAAAGTGAGTCCGTTTGGCGGACCGAGTTTAGAACAACTCGGATTTACAAAACAATCAATTGCTAATTCGAAAAACATATATATTCTTTCTGAACGAGGATACGCAAAACTCTTAAAAATTCTCGAAGATGATACAGCATGGGATTTATACGATCAGTTTGTTGATGGATATTTCAATATGAGAGAACAGAAACAAATCCCTACAGATCCAATGAGTATTTTAAAACTAACATTTGATGTATTAGAAGGACAAAAACAAGAACTCCAGCACATCAAATCAGATGTCAAAGACTTACGAGAAAACGCACCATTATTCGCAGTAGAATGTGATGAAATATCTAATGCTGTTAAACGTCATGGTGTTGCTTTATTAGGTGGTAAACAATCGAATGCTTATCGAGATCGTGGGTTAAGAATAAAAGTTTATCGTGATATTTATAACCAACTATATCGTGAGTTTGGAATAACAAGTCATAAAGCAATTAAACGTTGTCATTTGGAGTTAGCATCGAAAATTGTTAAAGAATATAAATTGCCAATTGTATTAAGTGAGGAAATCGCTTTTGCAAATTCACAAATAAACATGGCAGAAGTGCAATAGGAGGAAGTTACATGCAACAAAAGATTTTAGTGATTACAAGTAATTTCGCAGGTTTTCCAGGTATCAGTGAATTCCACTCAAAAGATGCTGCAAAAGAAGAAGTTAAAAAGTTGATTCAAAAAGGTGTAAGTCCAAAGTCAATTCGTGTAACGCAAGAAATCCCTATGAACATCGATATTCAAGTGGATATTGAATTTTAAGAAGAAAGGTTTAGGTGAGAGAAGAAATGGAAGTCATGATTGATTTAAATACATTTGCTGATGGAGCACTTGCTGAAAGATTTCATCAAGAGTTTGAGCGTGTAATGGAAAATATGGCAGATTTAAATACTGATCCTAAAAAAGCAAGAAAGATTGTTTTAACACTTTCGTTTGCTGGTGATAAAAAGCGTGATGTGTGGAATTGTCAAGTTCAAGCTACTTCGAAACTAGCGCCAACAGAAGCGGTAGAATCTAAGATTCTATTAGATATGGATCAAAACGGAAATTTAGTTGGTCAAGAGTTAGCTTCCGGGATCCAGGGACAGTTTTATATGGATCTACAGGGTGATGTGAAAACAGATGTTGGACAACCTGTAGAAGAAGTAGAAGAAAAAGAACAAAATCAGGTTGCTGATAAACAAACAGTAGTAATCGATTATATGAAAAGTAAATCTAATTAAGAAAAGGGGAAATAAAAATGACTATGACAAGAGAAGCAATTGAAAAGGTATTAGAGATTGGAACGATTGAAACACATAAAATCGGAGAACAAACTTATTCAACACAACGATTACATCTTGTGCAAGAACCGACACCAGCAGAGATTACTGTTCGTAGTTTATCTGGTTTAGTAAGTTACGTGAAATCAGAATTTGACACAACAGAAGCTGTAATGATTCATATTGTAAACCCAACAACGGTAAGATGCTTTACTGCGGTTAATGGAGATAAGGCTAGAAGTACTTATATCGAAGCACAAGCATCCATTCCACGTTTTAATTTTGGAAGCTTTTATGACAGAGAAGAATTTAATATTGCATTGCAATCAGGTTTTGTACAAAACAATCATCGAGACATTGTTTTACAGGTAGTAGGTACGGTTGTAGAAAATGATGTTAAGGAAATTGGAGATGATGGTGTATCGCAAGCTGTAACGGTGAAAACAGGAGTTGCGAGTAGAGGGAATGCAAAAGTACCTAATCCAGTGCAATTAAGCCCATATAGAACATTTGTTGAAGTGGAACAACCAGAAAGTAAGTTTGTGTTCAGAATGCGTGAAGGTGCACGTTGTGGTTTATTTGAAGCCGATGGTGGGGCTTGGAAGTTAGAAGCGATGAATAACATTAAAGAGTATTTAAACGAAGCGTTGGCGCAAGAAATTGAGTCTAAAAAGGTGTTTGTTTTAGCCTAATGGATATTACAACGGTAGAAAGTACAACGAATGTCTGTATCTTTGGGTTAGGGATTGTGATACTTGCGTATGGAGTTTATAAAGGTGGTACTTTCATTGAACAAAAGTTTGATGAAAGTGATCGCTTAGAAAGGGAGGCTTTAGATGATGGGAATAGAAAGCCGAGTTCTTCCGGAACATCTAGAAAAGGCTTTGGAATTAGAAGAGGAGCGTAGAGAGTGTATACAAAATTTGCATCTGTTATATAAACAAATGAACCAGGCAAATAAGGAAAGGAATAAAACTTTGTATCTTGAATTACATAACGCTTATCAGAAGCAAAGTATAAGAGATTTAGAGATATCAAAACAGTTATCAGCTATGTATTTTAAGAAACAGAAAAGTGATCGTGAAGCAGAAAGAACAGAGGTTTTTCGTGTAGCAGATCGTCTTGAAAAGGTTGGTGGCAGAAAAGAAGTAGTTGAAAGAATTCGCAAGAATGCATAAGAGAAGAACCCGATGCAACGGGTCCTAAAGAAAAAATAATAATACGTATTATAACAATTAATTGATGTTTTGGAAATAGGAGAGATAGGAAATATGGGTATTTTTCGAGTGAAAAAGGATACGAATTATTCGGTTATACACAATACGCCTTTGCGCGATGAAAATTTAAGTTGGAGGGCAAAGGGGTTATTGGCTTACATGCTTTCTTTACCGGATGATTGGACATTTCATGCTACTGAATTAAGTCAACATGCCAAGGATAGCGAGAAAACAACAACAAGTACCCTAAAAGAATTGAAAAAGGCAGGGTATTTGAAGAGATATCCAATCCAAAATTCAGAAACAGGGAAAATTTCACATTGGGAAACCATTGTTTATGAGTTACCAACCATAGATACCAAAAACCATAGGGTGGATAAACCACCTAGTGGTGAAACCACTGAGTGGAAAAGCCACCCTATGGAAAAATGCCGACTACTAAATACTAATTCTTTACTAAGTACTAATAATATACAAAATACTAATTATTATCATGATGATAATAAAGAATCGAAATCACATGTATTAGTCGATGAAGAATTTAAAGTCAGTTATAACTTTTTAAAAGGTGAAGGAATTCCGTTAAGTGAAATTGCCATTACGGAATTAGGAGAGTTTTGTGATTCGTTTGGTAGCGAATTAATTAAACATGCTGCTCACAAAGCTATTGATGAAAATAAGCCAAAATGGAATTACATTAAGGCCATTTTGAAAAGCTGGGAAAAGCAAAAAGTAAAAACATTAGATGATGTTGCTGCATTAGATAGACGCTTTGAAATGAGTAAGAATAAACGATTGAATGGTTCGGGACTAGGCCGTTCAAATAGAAAAGAAATTGTTCCAGATTGGTTACGTGAAGATGTTGAGCCAACTAAAAAAGAAATCGAAAAGCAAAACTCGCAATCTATTGATGAAGAGCGTGAGAGATTGCAAGAAGTGCTAAACAAATATAAATCATAGGAGCGATTTACATGCTAAATCCATTTGAAGATGTAATTGGAGAAGAGTGTTATCAATGCGAAAATCCTTTTCCTGAGTCTGATATGAGTAAAATATATATTTCTGGTTTGGAGAGGACTTTATGCAAGCGGTGTAGAGAGCAGATTGAACAGAAAGTAAAAGTGTTAGATTTTCGTGTCATTCATGATGTTCTAAAGGAATTAATAAAAGGATTCGGCCGCGAGAAAGTCCGTCAATTCGATTTAGTAACTGCAAAAAGATACGTGATTGACAACGAAGTAGCTCTAATGATTGAAAAGCGTGGTGGCAAGTTCAGTCAAGAACTTTTAGGCGAATTTGTTTCCGTATCTACTGAAGAGTTAATTACAGTCATCGAATTTTTAATGAGAAAAATGAATCCTACTCTATGGATGAATGCTGTGATAGGGAATGTGTTAGATCAACAAATGATTATTACGCTTTCACCGATAGAAGGTGAATCAAATGACTGAACAAATCACAATAGACCATGATTTTATTTATGAGCCACTAATAGATACATACATGGTGGACATTGTTACAGAGTCAAGATTCAAATTAGAATTTTGTGAAGCTGAAACGAAAGAAGAAGCAGGATTAAAAATCCGTGAAAAATATCGTAAGAATTATAGTTTTAAGATTCGTAGTATTGAAGTTTCGAATAGATCGTTAAAAGAAATTCAAGAACTTAATTAACAATTGAATAGGAGAAGATATTCATGCGGGATCCATATGATTATTATATAACTCCAGAAGAATACGAAATAGCAGAAAAAAATGGTGTTTGCGCAAGTACGTTAAGGTCTAGAATTTATGATCTTTGTTGGAGTAAAGAGAGAGCGATTAATACACCACCTATTAAAAATCATCTTTGGCGTATTGGGATGACATCTATTTAGTTGCTAACGAGAAAGAAGAAATTTATGTAGTATGTGATGATCCTGGACAATTCATAAAGAACGGTTGGAGTAATTGTGGAACGGATGAAGATCCAAGTAAGTATGCGAAAGAATTTAAGGTATTCCAGTACCAACATATAGACAGAGTACGGGGAGTTAGTAAGAACGGTTTTTATCAGTTAGTTAAATTTAAGAATAAGAAACATGAATATGCTCGTAAGGAAATGGATGTTCAATTTGAACAAAGTGTAGATTTTTGGGTTTAGTACAAATTAAGGAGGAATTAAATATGAAAGTGACTTTAGTGAATATAAATATGACGGAAATCATTGCACCGTTTATTGAAAAAGGGGAATGGGTAGCGTTTGAAGGCAAAGACTACACAATGTTTGCAGCAGTAGAAGATATTGCTTTTATCGATCAGAATGGCGGTATTGCATTATATGGAACGTGGGGTAACGAATCGGTTATGAGTGTAGGAGATAAGGGATGGCAATTTGCTGATGAGTGCCGCAGAGCAACAGAGGATGAGCAGTATTGGGAAGAACGTCGCAGAATATTTGCTGCTAGAGGTAGAAAAAACAACGAATTCCATCCTGGCGACTTCGTTAGTAATGATGAACGGGTTTTAACTGTACAACATCAAGATCCAGAAACGGGACTTGTGTCCGTACTAGTTAACAATTCAGACGAGAGGTTCCAAATAGATCCTAAAGAACTAGAAATCTACTTTTACGCAGAAGATATGGCAGGTTAATCCATTATGGATAAGGATACATTAATTGTTTTTGTAATATTCAGTCTTATTATAGCTATAGCAATTAGGGTATTCGATAAGATTCAAAAGTAAACAGCAGGTGAACAAAGCAATTGGAGAAACAAAAGATAATAAATCAATTAATAGATTTGAAGTGTTATAGGCTCAGAGACCGTCAATTGTGGGAATTGGACGAGCTAGAATTGACGGTCTTGCTAATAGTTACAATTATAAAACAATTAAAGGGGATAAATACTATGAGATTTGAAATTAAATGCTTATGCGGAATGAATATACTGGCTAGTTTGGTTGAAAAGGAATTTGAAAATGAAGGTCCAGTTACATCGGTATTGCCAATTATCGCGACTGAGGATAACGGAATCGGCGGAATCATGGTAAGCGCAGAAGAAAAAGCTATTCATGTAAAATGCACGAATTGCAACAAAACAGCGCGCTTCTTGCTAGAAGTACCTTTGGAGATGATTAATCAAGAAGAAACAGCAGAAATGGATTGGTCAAAAGTCTCTTTTGTTGGTCAGGAGGGAAACTAATGGCTGCCACTCCTACATACAAGTATCATATTTCAACAGTTTTTCCGCAGTGGAGATGTGACCATATCATTACCAAAGAAAGTGAAGAGAAAGCAAAATATCACTATTATAAACAATTTAAAAAGCAGCATTTTATAGAAATGCCTTATGAACAATTTGAAAGATTCATATCCTGCAAGTATTTAGGAGTAGTAGATATTAGTACACTTTTTGGACAAGAAGCGCCATTTCGAAAAATGTGTAACTACAGAAGAATACCATTTGCTAAACGTGGGATGCGTGTCGAAGTACAGGGAAGACAAGGGACGATTGTCGGGAATTGCAAAAATGATTTGTACGTTATTTTAGATGGTAATCCCCATAAGTTCAGATTTAATCCGTATTGGGAAATTGCATATTTTAATGAGAATGGTGCCATTATTAAAGATTATCGTAAAGGAGTGTATGCGCAATGAGACATACAACTAACTTGCATATCATTACTAAAGAAGAAACAAGCCAAACATTTGATATTAGTGAATTAATGGAAATGCAAAAAGAACTTGATAGACGCATTGGTTATAAGGGTAATGACAAATTAGACATGCTGTTTCGTGCATTATTAGTGGAGATTGGCGAGGCTTGGAATGAAACGAGAGCATTTAAAATGTGGAGTGTAGGGTTTGGAACTCCCAAAGAAGGGCTGTTGGTTGAATTAGTTGAGGGGTTTCATTTTCTCATGAACATTGTAATTGAATTAGATCGCCATACATTAAAGCGTAGAATAGCAGCAATGTTCCGCGAACAATACATTATGAAGAAAAATATATTAAGCATCAATATGCTTTTTGAATGGTATATGCAGGATATTTTAACCGCCAAACGTGCGTGGTGCCAATATAGAGATTTAAACGTAACTCTAACACATTTGCATAAGGCTTTCGGTATTTTTTTCCGTCTGTGTTACTTGTATGGGTACAAATTTGAAGATATTGTACAAGCCTACAAAGATAAAAATAAGGAGAACTTTGAACGTCAAGCCAGCGGATATTGAGTAAAAGGGAGGATGGGGTTTATGAAAACACCATATGATTATTATATTACGCCAGATGAATATAAAAGGGCAGAAAAGAACGGGATTAGTAGATGTACATTAAATGGTAGAGTTCGTGTTTCCATGTGGGATAAAGAAAAAGCAATTACAGAGCCGTTAACGCATAAGGATAGTCAATGGTCAAGATGGAAAGAAGTTGCGAAAAAACATGGGGTTGGTTACCAAACGTACTATCATCGAGTGAAGAAAGGTTTGGAACCATTTGAGGCTGCTACAAGGCCAGTTATGGAGAAGGAACAGATTTTTCAAAAAGGACGGACAGTACAAGCACACAAACGAGTATTTACGGATGAAGAGTTAAGAATAGCTGCTTCAAATGGGATTCAATATCAAACTGCACTTTATAGATATAGAAAAGGTGGATGGAACAAAGAAGATGCGATTACTACACCGCCTTTATCGCTAAAGGAATGTATGAGAAGGGCGAGAGAAAAATCCAGTTGGGAAAGAATTCATTTCGGGAGAGGTCTCGAAATTTTAGTTGAATGGAAAAAGGCAGGTTCAAGTTGAACCTGAGCTTAAAATAAGACCAAATTTGAATTTTATAAGAAACGGAGCGATGAATATGAAGTTTTGGGCGATTGCTTATCAATTTGAGGAAGAGTCATTTTATGACTTTAAACAAGCAGAGGATACGATGGATTTAACTGAATCTTGCTTCTTACCAACAAAAGAAATGGCAGAACAGTTCATTGAAGATGAGTTATCAATACAATATGTTCCTGTAGAAATCGAATTAGAAACATTGCAGAAGAATGGTATTTGGTCTTGGTCACGAGGAAGGGTTGAGCGTTGGGATGAGGATTTTGAATAAAAGCGTTATTTGAATAGAAATGAGGTGAAAACGTGGGGAAGGGATCTACAAAGTATCAATTATTAAAAGATGACTTTGACCATGCTGTAAAGCAGATTGAATTGAAGAATAAAGAAATAAACCTTCTCCGTGCTTCTCGTGGGGCCTCTATACATGAGTATCGTCAGTTGTCTAATGAAAGAGCGAAACTTAAAGAAGAGGTTGGGTTTCTAAAGGACGATGTTCAAGTAAGAGATGAGCGAATCGATGAACTTGAAAAGGAATTGAATGAATTAAAAAATGGACTATTTCAGGAAGTTGTTATAGCTGTTCAAATGAGTAATGAAAGTTATTTAGGGACATTTGGAGAAGTGCAGACAATCAACATGGCATTAACAGCTGATAGCGAAGAATCAATGCAAATGACTTTGAAGAATCGGTTTATCGATGGAACGTATCAGTTCATTAAAGTGAAGAAAACGTACGAAGTAATTTAACAAAATAGTTATTTTGGATAGAAAGTGAGGGAAGTGAATTGAGTGAACTGAAAGAACTTGAACGGGTTGTAGTAGAGAATTTAGGGGACGGAACGCAAATAACTCGACTGCCTAATGCAGAAGAAATGATGAATAAAATAAATGAATTAGTAAGGCATACGAATCGATTGGAGCAGAACAAACAGAGTAAACCTATTAAGCCGGTGGGTACCGTTAAAGTAACAAGAATTTAAAACCGAACAAAATTCTTATTTTAATCAAAAAGGAGAATGGATATGAAAGAAATAGTAAGGGTTGCTATAGATCTTGAAATACTAGAAGATCTCGACGGTGTAGATTTGAAGGACAGAATTATAGAAGGTGTTTGTGACCAAATGCAGGATGTTAATTACACCTTATTATCGGTTGAAATTGTAGATTAATAAAGCTAAACAAAAACGCTATTTTATTAGAAAAGGAGGAATTATATTGCCAGTTGCTAATCAAATCTTATTTTCAATAGTGTTGTTGCTCCTATATGTAGGGAGTGTAATTGTAAGTCGTAAACTTATGAAACGAGTGATGGAAGAGGAAGAAATTTACCCAAATATTTTTATTATATGTTTAGTGTTAGTACCTATAGGAAATATTGCGGTTAGTATCCTTTGTTATCTTACTTTTTGCACAAAAAACTTAAATACAGACAAAATAGCTAAAAAATTCTTTGGAATGTAAAGATAAAACTTAACAAAAACTTCATTTTGTAGAAAAGGGGAATGGATATGAAAGTATTTAAAATGAATGATATTGATTGGGTTTGTGCTGAAACGGAAGAACAAGCAAAGGAATATTACAAAGAAGAATGTGGTATTGGTGATGAAGATTTAAACGAATACTTCGAAGGAGAAGTTAGTTTGCAAGAAACGATGCATATCAACGTTGATGACTTACCTTATGAGGAGCAACAGCAGTGTCAAACAATGATGCATAGAGGTGGGGAGTTGGTTGTTTTAAGATCTTTTGAATGGGCGATAAAACAAAATAACATTACAAAACCATGCGTCATAGCTTCAACAGAATATTAAAAGAGCAGCTAGCAAAAGCTAACTGCTCATCTCCAAGGGGGAACAAGGAGAAAGTAACTTAATGGGTTGTCTACAGTATTGACGGAATATTGAGTTTTATTCAGAAGGGACCAAAATATTATGAGTAATTTTAACGGGGAGAAGTTAACAGAACTTCGGCATTTATCCGGAATGACTCAAGGACAGGCTGCTGAATTGTTAGATGTCGATATTAATAAGTTGATTGAGATAGAGCGACCAAGAATCATTCCATCATTTAATCAGATACAAGTACTTTGCAAGAGGTTTCATGTTAAACCAAAGTATTTTTATAGCGAATCATTTGTAACCAGCGTGGTAAATCCGAGTTATATTTCTTTTCGATATTAATAAGGAGGTAGAGGGAAATGATTGAGATTAATCTTAAAAGCGGAAGAAGTTTAGGGTGGATATTTGATACTGAACAGGAAATGAAAAAAACGTGGGAACAAATGAAGAAAGTGGATTATACCAAGAAAGGTGCTATTGAATGTAATGGAACTTTAATTCCTTATAGTAGTATTGAATTTCTCAAAATAAAGAAAAACTGAACAAAATAATCCTTTGAATAGAAAGTGAGACTGATATAAATGGCATATAGCGGAGCACATGGACCTGCATTTGAAAATCTAATTAATTGGTCAAACGATATGTATAGAAATAATGAAATTGCATTAATTGAAAAACGAGCTACACCCGTTGTAGTTACGAAAAAATATAGGGATGGAAGAATTAAAGAAGGATATTACGAGAAAAAATCTACAGTGGATTATGATGGGATATATAAAGGGCGATTTATTGCATTTGAGGCCAAGGCTACTATAAAAGAAAAACGCTTTGATTTAAGTAATATAAAGCCTCACCAATACAAATGGTTACTACAAGCTGAGCAGATGGGAGCAATTTGTTTCATTTTATTGGAGTTTAGTAAAGAACATTCTATATTCTTAGTTCCATTTGCGCTAATTAAAGAGTATATGAAAGCAGCAGAAAATGGTGGTCCAAAATCAATAAAAAGAGAAGTATTTGATGAGAGAGCATATTTAGTAACACCAACTAATCGTGCGTTAGTAGATTACCTATATTATGTTGATAAGTTAGAATGGCCAAGTATTAGTTAAAGTAATAGAGGGTGAAGATATGAATGCTAAAGAGGCGCGTATCAAAGTTCTAAATATGCAGGATAAGTATTGTAAAAATTGTGAGTATAGATATCAGCAATTGGATCATTGTAGTTCAAATTGCACCATAGGGAAAGAAATAATAAAACTAGGCGCATTTCTAGGTGGCAAAGAAGAAGTGCAAAAGCGAAAAAGGAAAACGAAAGAAGAATGGGATAGAATTTGTGTGAAAGCTGCAGCTATGAGAGAAGACGGAATGACGTATACAGCTATTGCTAGATACTTTGGTATTGCAGATGGTAAAAATGTATCGGAGCAGCTAAAAAAAAGAGGATTAAATTAAAATTTCACTTACCGTATTAAAATGATAAATAAAAAAACAATGAAAGTAATAGTCCGCATTCAGAGGGCGTTTGTGTGTAGGAAAGCAATTTTTCCTGTATACAATTCAGCGTCCTCTTTTTATATAAAAGGAGGAACCTGGCTGATGAAAAAATTAATGCAGCAGTATATAGAAACAAGAAAAGAATTAGAAAATTCTAAGGTAGGCGCAACAGAAAAGGATATAAGTATTATCAATGGAATGATCAGTGATATTAATTACGCTCTAGAATGGATGCGTACTGCTAAACAGCCAGGGAAAAAAAGAGGAATTGAACGTAGGGCGGCATATGAACGTGAGAAACCATGTGACCCATTATTAATGCAAAGATATGTGCGTAGTACTGTAATGCCAGTATATGAATGGGATACAGCAGCAAAAGAAAGTGTTATCTCTGAATGGGACCGTATGCAGTTAGAAGATGCATTATCAACTTTAACGGATAGAGAAAAGGAAATATATGTAATGTCTAGAGGTCATGGTTTAACGATGGAAAAAATATCTAATTATTTAGGGGTGAAAAAAACTACTATTCAAAACCATTTAGAAAGAGCAGATAAGAAGATTGGAAAAAGAATAAATGAAAGTCTCTTCTGCATGTTTTGATTTTAGTTGCGAAAAATGTCGAAATTTGTGGTACAAATGCCCCCTATATATGAAAGGTTACCGAGACCTGTTCCGATGGTATCTGTTTTGGGTGACCAAGTGTTTGCTCGTATATAGATTCTATAGGGATGTTTTTTTCAATACACAATAAGCGATGGGATATTGCGAGTCTCATTGCTGCAAATCATTTAATAAAGGGGTTGATTCTCATGTAGTAAAAATTAAAACAAGTACACCACCTATTTAAAAAGACGTCGGAAGAAATACAAACGTCTTGATATGAATCCTTTATAATTCGATATCGGTCAACGAAGGCTATGCGACAGCCGAAGTATTGACTATACCTATTCAGAGGGAGGACTATTCTTAGTCTTCTCTCAGTCACTGAACGTAAAGTGCGTAGCTAAGAATACGGGAATGCAGTGGCTGAGAGAATGTTAAGAGTGATCTTGGCATTCGATTCACATAGACATATCCCCTTATGTTCGAACGTGAATTTCTCCCATCCCCTTTAATATTTTTATAAGCCGTAAAAGAACCGTCATTTTAATAGTGGCGGTTTCTTTTTTAAAGAAAGGATGAGGATATGAGTAATAAAGAAAATGTAGAAATAACAATTATAGCGAACAACGAATTGTTAGAGAAACAATTAAGAAATAGCACTTTAAGTGATGGAGCAGCTGTTAAGGAATTAAGAACAGTCACCATACCATTAAGCAACAATAAAATCATTAGTATTCCTTATTTAAAGAGTGAACTATAGCATCCATAATGGGTGCTTTTCTTTGTTATATAAAAATTACACATTAAAGATCGTTTAACTATGTTAGATGGATAACGAATGTATACAGCTATAGTAGACAAATTAGACACTTAAAAAGGAGGATGAAGGATGGATAATCAATATCTTGCGGAAAGAATCGATCGATTAGAAAAATTAGTTAATGATTTAGATAGTGTAAATCGAGATCAACAAAAAGTAATTAACGACTTATGTATGAGAATTGAAGGTGTAGTCAACACGATTGATCATTTAAAAAAGGAATTAAGCACTAAAATGAGCGTTCTTCCTAAAGATGCGCAAGAAAAGATAGAGAAGTTAAAGAAAGCTGCGGAGGGAATTGTAGATGGCTAATAACAAATTAAAGATTAACATTGATGTCGATACGACAGAAGCGTTAAAACAAATGAAGGAAGTAACTGAAGCTGCCAATGAATGTGTTGCTGCATTAGAGAGATTGGAGAAATTGACTAATAAATTTTCAGGTTTAGCGCGGGGAGGAATAGTGAGTGCTGGAATGATGAGTGTTCCTGTCACCTTAAATGGGGGGACGATTGCCGAATCCGTTTCTAAAATTCAAGAAAATGAGAGTATTAGAGTGCGACAGTTTTAATTAAACCAATAGCAATTATCGTAGGCGCTTCCGTGATCTGGGGGCGTCTTGTTTGTTGTTAAGGAAAGATAAGCGCAAACGTGTTGCATTTTAGAAAACAAATGGACACAATGAACGGAAATAGAGGAGGAAATAATAATGAATTTCGGTCAAGCTCTAGAAGCGTTGAAACAAGGTAAAAAAGTAAAAAGGTCTATTTGGGGTGGATATTGGTTTCTCTCCAAGAATCCAGAGGTAAAAGAAGAACTGAACGCTGGATATGTAAGGGAATTTCAAACTCACGATATGATATTCGCTGTATTAAAGGATAATGGTGGGGTTGTACCCGCTCAAGCGTACCAAGCTGATATGTTAGCAGAAGATTGGGAGGTTGTTGAATAATGAGTTTTGGACAAGCGATAGTGGCACTAGTGCAAGGGAAAAACGTAGCTCGTGAAGGATGGAACGGTAAAAATATGTTTTTGTATCTTATTGAAGGTAATAAATTGTCTAAGGGATTAGGATATGGATACGGCGAGTATGTAGGGGTAGAACCTTCATTTGTTGATACCATTGCAATGAAGACTGCACAAAATACAATTGTTGTTGGCTGGCTCGCATCCCAAACGGATATGTTAGCAAATGACTGGGTAATTTTAAATTAAAATACAGATAGTTAACATAGTGAAGTTTATGCAAGAAATTAGGGTTAACGATTAATAAGAATGCTGTTAAATCAACGATGTATAAAAACTGTATAACGGTATAAAACAAGAATCGCTCAACCATGCGTATTTCCCATGTTAATGACTGTCATATAATAACTATTATGTAAACTAAAACTGTTAGGTCTATTCATTTCCCTGCATAAATTAGTTTTCGTTATGGATTTTTCAAAATAAGATTCTTTTTGGAGTGGTTTTTATGAAAAAGAAGCGATATATGAAGAAAAGAAAGAAAATGAATCTTTATTATGTGACGAATGGATATACAGGATATAGCCAAATACATGTGTATGTCATTGCGGAAAACCACGAGAGAGCAGAAGAGCTAGCTTCCAGAAGATTTAGAGAAGACGCTAGAAATAAAGATTATGATGAAGTTCTTGCTAGGCATAAAAAAATAGGATGGCCTACAGATCACTTACAAGAATATCGTTATGATGAAAATTATTGGACCGACCTAGATGTCTATTGTGAAGCAGAAGATGTATCGCAAGAATTTGTTTCTGATGTAAACGATTAAATACTGCTTTTTATTTTGGAGGGAGTGATGGTAATGGAACAGGATATTAATGAAATAAGTTTTAAGTATCTTAGTCCTATATGCGAAACATTCAAACTTGATTTTGATGAAATCTCCGATGATGTCAAAAGACATGTGAATGCTAACAATTCTAAAATCAATGCTTCTAATGCTGTTCTAGGTATGCGTTTTATCTTATCGAGAATATGGTGTACAGATATGCATAAGGAATTAGGTGCGATTGATTGGAAGACAGTAAAAGAAAATATTTATAAGGTTTCTAGATCATTAGTTAGTAAACCGGAAGAACAATATCAATTCATTAGAAAAGTCGCTGGTGCACAAGGTTACTTTATGCTGTGGCTATTATTAGAAGAAATGCACGAGAAAGAAATGTTAGCGCTGGAATAAGTGCTATTTTTTATTTTGGAGGAGGATGAAGGATGGATAATCAAAACTACCAAATGAAAACTGAAATTGTTGAATTAAGAATACAAGTTACTGGATTACAACGAACGATTGAAGGATTAACAAGAAAAGTAACTATGTTCGAAGAGGAATTAGCAACGAAAGCGGATATAACTCATGTTCAATTAATAAATAAACAATCTGAAATAATTAAGAAGAGTAACGATAGTAAATCTATTCCTATGGATTGTAAAGTTGGAGTTTCATTAGATGGAAGAGTTGTAGCGGAATCTATTGTCGAACATACAGCTGATTCAATCAAATGTGGCGTAATTAAAGGGAGTGAGATAAATGAAACTAGATAAACAAGAACAAGCTGTTGTAATTGGTACATTTATTTCAATGTTAGGACAGGACGTTGTAAATGAACGCATCGATAAAAAGAAATTAGAAAGTGTACTTCCTATCTTTAATGAAATGCAAGATAATACAACACCAAAGCAAAAGAGAGAAGCGATGATTAGTTTGCTTGGTAAAACGTTGGATGAATTCTTAGAAAAGTAGCCATAAAAAAAGGAAAAGTAACTCGTATTGGGGACGAATTACTTTTCCAGATGACAATGTTAACTCTATTATAGCAACTTGGACATATTTATAAAAGAGTAATTTGAATCTTTCGTAAAATAAATTAGGGATTACCGCGAG